TGAAAGCCACGGCCTTATCTTCCATGAGCTGGAATTGGTTTCACTTACTGGTAATGCTGTTTTTGGTGCTGATCCTAGCATCTGGACCTCGTACACCACCGACGGCGTGACGTGGAGTCAAGAACGAGTGTGCAAGGCGGGTAAGACAGGAGTTCGAGGCAAACGCTTGTCTTGGCTTCAACAAGGTCGTATGCGTCAATGGCGCTCGCAACGCTTCCGGGGCACTAGCGATGCACAGCTTGCTGTGGCACGGCTTGAGGTCCGCGTAGAACCACTTGCTGTTTAGTATGGACGGTCCTAATAGACTCCTGCGCTCAGAGCTTGCTAAGTTCCTGCCGTCGCAGCGAGCGATCCGAGCTTTTGAGCAACTTTTTGATGTTGTTCCATCTCAAGTTAATCAAAATACAAGCTCCGCTGAAGAAGTCTCGATAAACGCCGCAGGAGCCGATTCTAGGGCACAGCAGGCATTGGCGGCGATAGACAGGCTAGCCGACGCTGTGGAACTGCTGGCGCTGGCGCCTCGGAGCGTTGAAGTGAGCGCAGTCACGGACATAGCGCCTCCGGTGGTGCAGATCACAACACAGCCTGACATTTTGCCACCGGTCATCAACGAGGTCCGGCGCAAGCGGTACGGAGCGTTTCACAGCACAGCGCTTCAAACGGCTGCGGCGATTAACACGGCGTATGGAATGACGCTGAACACAACGGATGTATCGTTCGGTGTTTATGTAGGTAGCCCCACAAGTCGTATTTATGTTGATACAGAGGGCCTGTACAACTTTCAGTTCTCAGCGCAGCTTGCCAAGACCAGCGATGGTGTGGGTGCGGTTTACATCTGGCCCAGGGTAAACGGAGTTGACATCCCTGCCTCTGCTACTAAGATTCGCATCCAAGGCAACAACGCTGAAACGGTTGCCGCGTGGAATTTTGTTCTGCCTGTCAATGCTGGAGATTATTTCGAGCTGATGTGGAGCACGGACGACACGAATTGCCAGATATTTGCCTCGGCAGCAAGCTCACCAGTACCGGCTATCCCTTCTGTGATTCTTACTGTTACCGACAACATTTCTTAATATGGCAGTCACCGTCAAAAACATCATTCCAGCCAAGCAGGCAGAAGCCGCGCAGACTACACAGTACACGGCTACGAACTGCAAAGCGATTATCGACAAGTTTACTGTCACGAATACCAACGCTGCAAACGTCACTTTCAGCGTGAATCTTGTGGCTTCCGGTGGATCTGCCGATACATCAAACCTGATTGTCAAAACGCGCTCGATTGTGCCCGGCGAGTGCTACCTTTGTCCTGAGCTTGTGGGACAAGTTCTTGAATCCGGTGGCTTTATTTCGACGTTGGCCGGCACGGCTTCGGCGCTTACAATTGCAGCCTCCGGGAGGGAAGTGACATAATGGTGTGCGAACTCTCAGCGCCGGTTGATGTAACAGATCAAATTGAGGCAAAACTTCTTGAGCTGCCTCAAATCGATTGTCCTGTACTGCATCATTTCGGCCCTGGAGTTTACATTCGTGAAGTCAGGATGCCAGCAGGGTCTTTGATTCTTGGGCATCGGCATAAGAACGCTCATACCAATATTCTGGTGTCTGGACGCCTTAAGTTTTTAAATGAGGGCGGCGAGGTTGCTGAACTTGTGGCCCCAGCTATCATTACCTCCAATCCCGGCAGAAAGCTTGCCTACATTATTGAAGATACCGTGTGGCAGAATGTGTACGCCACAGAAGAGCGACATGTAGAAAAGCTAGAAGAGATGCTGTTGGACAAGAGCGATGCTTGGCTCGAGTACAAGGATCGAGTCTTTAAGCTGCAAGAGAGCCTGCACACTGAAGATCGCACTGATTTTCAAGATGTGATTGCATCTTTTGGAATGGATGAAGAGTTCGTCGCCTCTATCTCGCAAGCAGAGGACGATCAGATTCCATTCCCAGAAGGATCGGCGCCTAAAGTTGCGCTGCATCCAAGTCCAATTCATGGTACTGGAGTGTTTGCTTCGTTTCCAATTTCGGCTTTTGAGGTGATCGGACCAGCTAGACTTAATGGTAAAAGAACTCCTCTTGGTCGATACACAAATCACTCAACAACTCCAAACGCTTTTTTTGTCAAGAATGATGATGGCGATATTTATGCTATGGCCTCTAATGATATTTGTGGATGTTCTGGAGGTGACAACGGTGAAGAGATTACTGTAGATTACATGCAGGCATTGAAGATTAATGGCTATCAGATAGAAGGAGAAAAAGAATGAGCGCAATTGCTGTAGCAGTAGGAGGACTTGTTGGAGGCGGCCTTGCTGCGGCTGGAGTGGGAGCGACGGGAGCTATTCTTGCTGGAACTGCTGCCGCAGGAGTAGCCGGTAGTGCGATGTCTTCAAGTAAAGCTGCTAGCGCAGCGCAACAGGCTGCAAACACTCAAGCGGCAGCTCAAGGGTCGGCTATTTCTGAACAGCAAAGGCAGTTTGATTCCATTCAGGCTCTTTTGAAGCCATATATCGAAGCAGGCAAGACTGACCTGACGCAACCATATATTCAGGCTGGCCCTGGCGCAGTTCAGGCCATGCAGGGGCTTGCAGGGCTTCGCGGCAATGCAGAGCAGCAAGCCGCCATTGACCAGATTAAGAACTCGGCTCAGTTTCAAGAACTCGCCAAGCAGGGTGAGCAGGGCATTCTTCAGAACGCATCGGCTACCGGTGGACTCCGAGGCGGCAATGTACAGGCGGCTTTATCTCAGTTCCGTCCGGCACTGTTGAACCAACTCATTGAGTCTCAGTATGGAAAACTGGCTGGGTTGACTGCGCTGGGATCAACATCCGCCGAGAACTTATTGCGTCTTGGGCAGGCATCAGCAGCCGGAACGGCAGCAGCAGGCCAGCAATCCGCGCAGAACATCGGTAATCTCATGGTGGGGCAAGGCGCAGCACAGGCTGGCGGAATTATGGGAGCTGCAAACGCTCAAATTCAAGGGCAACAAGGGATTACAAGCGCAATAAGCGGTGGCCTTCAAAATTATCAATTGATGCAGGCGCTCAATAAACCTTCCCTTACATCTGGAATTGGCACCGGAGGCTTTTATGGAACTCAGGCCGAAGCTCAGGCAGCTTACGGCGGCGCCCCTGTTCAGTATTTTGCTCCAACAGCTCCAGGAGGAGCTGGCGGGTGGTATTCAGCCTCATAATTTTATGGCCGGACAATACGACTACAGCATCAATATCCCGCAGCCTCCGGCGCAGAACTTCCTACAGAGTCTGCTGGGGATACAGCAACTCAAGGGGCTTCAGCAGCAGCAGGAGATCTCTCAGCAGCAGGCGCAGTTCGCGCAGCAACAGCAGCCGCTTCAGCTTCAGCAGCTACAGGCTCAGATTGATGCTTCAAAAGCTGCTGCGGCGCATTCCGGTGCAGCAACCAATCTTTTGGGTGTTCAGACTCAGATGGCAAATCTAGGGCTTGCTGATAAACAGTTGATCTCTTCTACGCTTAAAAATTATTTTAGTGACGACACAAAGACTGTTAAAGATCTCGCTCCGATTATTCCGCTTCTTGATGCGACTGCGGTTGAAAATCTTGGGAAAGCAGAACAGATTAGAGTCAATCAAGAGGTTACAAAGAAGTTGGATCAAGGTGATCCGATCACATCAAGTGATATTCGGAACTGGTCAAATAGACAGACCCTTTTGAAGCCTGCTGAACAACAGCAATTTCAGCAGAGTTTTTTAACAATGAGTCCTGCCATGCAGTCTGCTGCAAAAAGCGGCATGATTAACATGGTAAATGCAGCATTTGCTGGGAATCAAGATGCGGCCAAGAATTCAGCCGCCGAAGTCCAAGCGGCGCTTGTGAATAGCAAAGACACAAGTCCGGCAGCTAAGTCTGTATCTGACTCGTTTGGAAAACTTGTTGATCTCATTAACTCGAATCCAAATCTTCCGCCTCAAGTCTTGGCTTTAAATGCTGTAAATGCAGCAAATCTTGTTGGGGATCAGAAGTTTGCTGAAGATGCTCTTAAAATAGTAAAAGAGCATACTGCTGAGATAAAGGCTGGAACTGAGAAGCCGCTTCCATCTACTGTTTTGAAGGAAAACTCAAAACTTGAAGATAAAGCTAAATCTTTTGAAGCAAGTTCATTAGAGCTTAAAAATGCTGCTGATTCTTTGAAATCTTTTGATCCAAATCTGACTTCTGGTGTTTCGCATGAAATGTTTGTTAAAGCAAAAGGCTTGCTTACTTCTCAGCCGGAAATTCCAATTCGAAATGAACTGCAACGTGTTTTGAATTTAGGAGGTCTTGGAGCAGAATCTCAAGCTCAAGGTGGAGCAATAAGAAGCAATGCAATGGTAAACCTTGCGACAAAGTATATTCCTGATGTTTGGAAAAACCCAGAAGCCGCAGTAGAAAAAGCACAAGTAACAGCAGAAGTTAAAGATAGAATGGCAAAAGTATTCAGGGCAGAAGCTGAATGGAACTCTCAATTTCGAGGGAAACAAAATGCCCCGGAAGACGCTGATGTTGCTGGAGTATCAGTTTCAAAAGGACAATCAAAATCCAATTTCATTAATGCTGTAACAGCTAATCTATTTCCTAAAGATGAAACGCCAAATACACCGGCGTTAAATGCTTTGATTGAATCTAAACAACCAAAACCTGCTGCTCCATCAAAGGCAACTCCTGATATTCAATCAATTCTTAACAAGTACCGCTAATGCCTACGATTGAAGAACTTAGTTCAGCATTGGTAAAAGCTGATGCTGCGGGAAACGCGGCAGACGCAAAAGCACTCGCTGATGCTATTCGGCAGATGCAGGCGCAACCTACTGCTACAGAAGTTCCTGTTGAGAAAGTTGGGACACTTCAGACTCCCATCGAGTTTCAGCCTCGCCCAGCGGAAGAGGTAAAGGCTACGCTCAACGACCTGCCTCCGGCAGAGATGGCGGCTGAATTGCTCAAGATTAAATCGCCGCAAGGCGGACAGCCTACCGAGTCGAATGTGCAGGCGATGGCTGGCGGCCTTGAGAAAGCTGGCTCCATCCGCGATGTATTGCATCAAGAGGTTGCGTCTGGCGGCCTGAGTCCGACTGCTACGCTCGACCCGCAACAATACCCGGTGCTGGCTCCGATCTGGGAGCAGTACAAGCAGGAAATGGAGCCGTCCTTCTTGGGCGCGATGGCTCGCGGAGCAGAGAGCCAGGCTGGAGCTGGGATAGGCGGTCTTGTTGGCGCTGGGATTGGTGCTATGGGGGCTCCCGTTACAGGACCAGTGACGCCATTTTTAGGACAAATGGGTGGAGCAGCAATTGGAGCTAAGCTTCAGAGCGCAGCCGAGAGCGCATTTCGTACACCTCAAGAGCAGACGGCAGCTAAAGCGCAGGCAGCATTTGATGCAGCACATGGCGTTACCAGAGCAGGCACGGCAATTGGAGAAGTGTTGCCGCACCTAACTTCGATGCGGCCTGCGCTTAATACGATTGAACGCGCAATGTCTGGAGATGCTTCAGCAATTGCCGCAGTGGCTATGGGCTCAGCGATCGGAGGTGGCATTCCTGCAGCAACTGGTGGCGGCGTCGAGCGCAGTGTTGTTGGTGCTATCACCGGCGGCGTAATGGAGCCTAGAATTGCTCCTAGAACTTCGGCAGTGACTCCTCGGCAAGTTGAATCAATCCAAGCCGCAGAGCAGGCCGGTATTCCGGTTTACACGCAGGACGTGTTTCGTCCTCAAGGACGAACAGGACAGGCGCTTCAGCGGGCGGGTGAAGTGTTGCCACTGGGAACTACTGGGCAACGAGTATCTCAGCAGGAGGCAACTCAAGCGGCAGTGCAAAGAACTCTTGGAAGGTTTGGAGTGCAGATGTCTGATCTTGGTGAAACAGGTGTAGACCAAGCTCTAACCAATGTTTTCCGATCTTTTGAACGGCGCAGAGGAAGGATACTCCAACAAGCGCAAGGCCAAAGGCGACAGGCAATGCAGGCGGCAGAATCTACTGGGCTTCCTGTGCCTTTGACAAATTCTTTACCGGCAATTGATAATGCGATCAATCAACTTCGTTCAAACGAAATGCTCAGAGATGCGGCAAGAGAAGTTCAAAGGGTTCGAGACTCTTTAGTTGGAGGCAATCTGGGTAACCTTGAAAGCGTTCGACAGAGCGTTGGTGATCTTTTTGAAGCTCCAAATCTGGCGCATGTCCGCACTCAAGGGAGTAGAGCAATCAGCAATTTGTATGGACCTATCAATGAGGATATTGCTTCTTTTATTCAGCAACATGGAAATCCGAATGATCTCACGAGATGGAGAGTTGCAAACGCAACGATAACTAGGCTAAATACCGAAAGAGAAGTGGCAGCAATTCAGCATGTTTTGGATGCCGGAAGACAGACTCCAGAAGTGGTGAAGAGATTGATTTTTAACGCCCCTGAAAGCACGCAGGCTATTTTGTACGGACAATTAAGCGAAAGTGGGCGAAGAAATCTTCGCACTGCAATCATGCAAAAAGCTTACGAAGACTCAACATTTAAGGGAGAGTTTAGCCCAGCAAGGTTCTTGCGGCAGATTGATAATCTTGCCAGCAACCTGAATGTTTCATTTACTCCTACTCAACAGACTGAATTAACGGGCCTCGCTCAAGCCATTCGATTGACTGAACGCAGTCAGCGGTTTGCTCCGAATGCTGAAACCGGCGTGCAGGCTGTACCTGGTCAGGTTGTTTCTGCTCTTACAAAAATTGGGAAAACTGCCGCAGTTGGAGCTTTAGGGGCAGAAGCAGCAATGCATCCAGGAGCAGCGGCAGTAACTACTTTAGTTACTGGAGCAATAGGCGCTGGATTAGGATTATCAGCTAGGATATACAATTCTCAGCCTGTGCGCCGTGCTCTTGTGGCGCTTTCCACCGCCCCGCAGGGGACCGCAGCAGAGCAGAATGCCTACCGAATTTTAACATCAGCGATCCAAGCTGAGGCTCGCAAAAGCACACCCAAACAGGAGTCCAAGTAATGTCCTCTTCCATCGTCTCACCTTTCCCAGTCTTCAACGACCTCGACGGCACGCCTCTCGAGGCTGGATATATCTTCATTGGGACATCGAACCTGAACCCTGAAGTCTCACCTATTAACGTGTTCTGGGATGCAGCGTGCACCATCCCGGCGGCACAGCCGATCCGCACGGTAGGAGGCTACGCCAGCCGCAACGGCAGCCCTGGGAACCTGTACGTGTCTCAAGACACCTACAGCATCACGGTACGCGACCGCAACAGCGTGTTTGTGTTTGCGGCATTCAATCAGTCCGACGCACCAACCGCTGTGTTTAACGTCGCACAACAGGTCATCACGGCCACGGCACAGCAGAGCACGTTTACGCTCACGACCTTCACGTATCTGCCGGGAACGGACACTCTCGAGGTTTACCGGAACGGCCTACATCTGACGGTGAACGTCGATTACATCGAGACCAACAGTGCCACAATCACCCTGACACGGCCTGCGGCTCTCGGAGACGAGCTGATGTTTCGTGGCGGCACGGTCATCACCGGCAACCAGACGCCTGGGTCGCAGGTGTCGTTCATTCAGGCCGGTACGGGTGCTATCACTCGGAACATGCAGGACAAGGCGCGTGAGAGCGTGTCTGTGAAGGACTTTGGGGCGGTGGGTGATGGAGTCGCGGATGATACTGCGGCTATTCAGGCGTTTTTTAATTTCTTGTCAGGAGGAGGAAATGGGACAATCCCGGCTGGGACTTACAAAATAACATCTCCACTGACGCTCACAATTGCTCCGGGTGGCTTTTCAATTCAAGGAGCTGGAGCCAATGCTACCATCTTTACAACAGCCGCTACTTTTTCTTCTACGAGTCCTGTGCTGAGTGTTGTAACAGCAGGAACTCCTACGGGGTTTAGTCTGGGTGGATTTGCTGTTCAAAATGCAGGGTCATCTTCTTTAACTGGAATTCGATTTGGAAACGAAAATTCAGGCGCGGATGTAATTGTTGGATACCAATTTTCAAGCGTTCACGATATTTATTGCAATGGATTTCAAACATTGTTTGATGTGATCCATTGCCGACAAATTTCGTTTAGTAGAATTGCTGGGTGGAATTCCGAGTTTTCAACTGCAAACACTTGTTTAAAAATTAGGCAAAATGGGAAATTCACTGCCGATTTGAGGTTTGAGGATTGCCAGTTTGTTTCGTCAAAAAACACAGGAAACTCTTGTGTTTCTATTTTTTCAAATGTTGGCCCGTACAACAATTCAAGCGGAAACGGGTCGTGTGCTGGCATCAAATTTCGATCCTGCGACTTTTACGCAGGGGAAAAAGCCATCAACATGTACGCATCAAATTCTGCGTGGATTGGAGATGTTTGGTTTGTTGATGGGTGTCAAATTGATCAAGAAGTAGTTAACTGCGTCTATGTCGAGGCTGATGGAGCCGCTTCCGTTGTTGAGGATGTGCATTTTGATGGGATGTACCTAAACAAGGCCACATCTGCACAAATGGTGTTCACAAGCACTGGCACGGGAGGACAGATAAAAAGCGTATTTGTAAACTCTTGTGTTTTTTACCAAGGTCAAAACGCAGGAGTGCTAGTGTATGGCCCGGCTTGCAGTGATTTTCATGTATTTGAAAACACTTTTGCAGACCAAAACACTCCAACAGGAGCGTGTATCGAGTTTAATTCTGCAAGAAGTGTTAGCGCAAATGGCAACAGGGCTCGAAGGGGATTAAACAACTGGTATTCTGCGTATTTAATTGCTTTTACAGGAACCGCTCAAAACATAACAGCAATAGGAAACGATGCTGCTGGTATTGTTTCAACTTCAGTTGTTTATGACACAACTGGAGATGTTAAAAAGATAATTGAGCACAACATAGGGTTAAATCCGCTCGGAGAAGCCGGAATGACGGTTGGAGCTTCTCCGTTTTCATATAAAAACACAACTGGATGGACACAACTTGTTTGGGTTCAAGGCGGAACCGTTTCTTCTATTACCGTAAACGGTCTTCCTGTTGCTTATTCTTCAACAGGACAAGTTTACACTCTCACAACAGGATCAATAATGATTGTGACATATTCGGTAGCGCCAGCAATGTACCAACAAGGAATCTAATGCAATGAACAGCAAATCTTTTCAAAACGCAGACAAGCTAGAAGGCATCGTATCAGTCACGCAGTTTGGGGCTGTTGGAGATGGTGTGCATGATGATACTGCGGCGATTCAGGCTGCTATTAACGCAGCAGGGGCTTCAGGAGGACTAGAAGTGTTTTTGCCTCCAACTGGAGCAGCATATAAGACAACAGACACTATTATTCTTCCAAATGGCGTATGTTTGCGTGGAGTTGCGGGGAAGAACTTTGCTGGAGCAACGGCAACAAACGCACAATGGGCTGCTCACGGGTCTTGGATCAATCCTACGCACGCATCAAATCCTGCTATTAAGCTTCAGGGGCACGGTTCTGCTGTTATTGGAATCAACTTCATTCACAACCAGCCAGTGCCATCTGGTGGATCGTGGACTCCAAACACCTACGGATATTGCATCGAACAAATCGTATCTCACTCAAAAATTGAGGATGTAATAATTGTGAATGCTTCCCACGGTATTCATCTGAACTACACAACTGATTCCGGTGGTGGAACAAATGTATTTTGGAAAGATATCATAGTGTCTGCATTTGTAACTCGGCTGAAGACCACAAACGCAAACGACACGGTTTACTGGTCTGATATTCACTGCCGAAACCTCTGGTACTCCTCAAGCTCGCTTGTAAGTACTTACATTCGAGCGAACACAAAGGGCTGGCACTGCCAGTACACGGACAACATAATGGTCGATGGTCTTGAGTTCTTTGAAGATGCCGTTGCAATCTATTTTGAAGATGGAACGTGCCTTGGAAATACCCACAGCCTGTACAACGGCACGTTGACAAACGTGCAGTTCAACTTGCCGCAGGTTTGCATGAAGGTTGCATCTACTACGACCACTGTGGTGGCTAATTTTGCAAACTGCATTTCACAGACAGGAAATGCGTTTGGATACGCTTACGCAGATACTGCTTTTCAGTTAGCAACTCAAAATGCTTTCATTAAGTTTACTGGTATCACTGTGATTGATGCTGGCGGACAGGTGTTTGATCTGGGGACAGCATCAGGTGGAAAATTTATTTTTGATAACTTGGACGTAAATCAGTATTCAACATCAGCCGCAGGGCAGGTGTGTTTTAGTGTGGAAGCAGGTGCAAGAGTTAGGCTTTCTGGATACAGAATTGTTAGGACTAATGTAATTCACGGAGTAAAGCTTGCTGGAGCTGGTGCAGATTACATCTCGACAGACTCCGCTGGTACGTTGTTGTTTTTTGGAAGATTTACAGAACAGACAATTACAACAACGACTTCATATCAGGATTTTTCTACAAGATCGTTTTTTAGACCCGGTCAATCAACAATTCATCAAGTGAAGCTCGAAGGAGAATTGCTTGTAAATACAGCTCAATCAGGAAGCTCGCTTGGAGTCAGGCTAGGTAATGGTCTTTCTAATGTTGAAATATTGGGAATACCTTCAAGTTCTACAGGGTGGCAAACATTTAACAGTGGATGGATTGATGTTGCTCAATCTGATATTGATTCGTTTGCTGTTATTGGGCAGTTGCAAGTAAAATCAACTGTAGACGGAGTCAATGTTTCCAATGGGTCAATACAAGTAAACTACAGATAACCATATGAGCAGCAAATCTTTTCAAAACGCATCAAACTAAACAATGGAATGGCTGGCAAAGATACTCCCGACTATAGGTTCACTGCTGGTGCCTGGCGGGCCCATGCTGGGGGCTGCTGTCGAGGCTGTAGGTTCGGCGCTAGGGCTCAATGAAAAAACTGAGCAAACCGTTACAGATGCCCTTTCTTCGGGACGGCTTACGCCGGAGGCAATGCAGGCTCTAAAGCAGGCCGACAATGACTTAAAAGCAAAGCTTGAGGAACTCGGCATCAAGGCTGAAGAGTTAGCTGTCAAAGACCGTAGCGATGCTAGAGCAATGCAGGTAGCCACTGGCTCTTGGGTTCCATCGGCTCTGGCATGCACAATGACTATCTGTTACCTTGGAATTATATGCTGTCTGCTTACCGGAGATATGAAGCTATGGGAAAATCAGACCCTTACATTATTGCTGGGTGGATTGACTACGGGGTTTACCTCGGTGCTGTCCTTTTACTTTGGTGCATCACACACGCCGGCGGTCACTAATTCAAAGAAATGAACCTAAAGGACGAAGGTATTGACGTAGGATTCGCTATAGCGGGCCTGTTTGGCGCGTTGATGATGATGTCCAAGACAGCAGGATTGAATGTTGGCAAAAGCATTTTATCTACCGTTGGAGGCGCTGCTTCGGCAAATTACGTTACGCCTCTCATTCTGCATATTACCAAGCTCGATAACGATCCCACCTACTCTTACGCAATCGCTTTTCTTCTCGGGTTTGCCGGGCTACGGGCGATAGAGTCAATCACCTCAAAGCTCCTAGCAAATGAACCCACTAACAGTAGTAAACGCCATCGCTAACTGCATCGTTGCCGGTGCCGTTATTGATCTGGCTCTTCGTGTCTTTGGCCGGCCGGATCACCCCATTCATCAATTTCCAGTGATGCTTACGTCCAGAAAATTGGTGTCCAGTGTCGTAATTTGTGGGGCAGTGCTCAATGTTGTCACTTTATCAACGCCAAGCTGGACAGAAATCTTGCTGAATGTTGGGTTTTCGCTAAATTATCTTTGGAGTTCGTACTATGACCGTAATGCCAATCCCATCAATTCCGCCGATGCAGCAGAGGTACCTAAGCGACGTACCCCCAGCAGGCCTTCAAGTTCTACAAAGGCCGCATCGCGTTCTGCCTCCAGCAGGAAGCGAGGGGAACGGGCTGCCTCCTGATACAATCACTCCGTACAGTGGGATTTATGACGAAAACGGAAAGCTTCCGACTCCAAGATCAAACTTAACCTTCTTGGCGTAATGAAAGACTTCTTCCTTCATCTCGACGGCAAAGTGGACGAGATTGTTAAAGTCAACGCAATTGGAGCTTTGGCATTTATTGTAAGCTGGAGTGATTTTGATCATTGGCTTCGGACATTTGGCCTGATTGCAGCTTTGATTTACACGGTGCTCAAAATTGCTCAAACCATTAAGGACATGAAAAAATGAATGTTGTTCAACCTCTTCTTCAGTTTCAGTCCCAGCTCAAGTTGTGGCACTGGATGACCAAATCTTTCGCGCAGCATGAGGCGTTCGGAGACGCCTATGAGGCGCTCGCGGATCAGATTGACGAGTTCGTTGAAGTGTTCTTTGGCCGGTATGGCCGCGAGGCCCTCAAGGACGTCAACCTGGGACTAAAGGCTTCCGTGGAGGATTCCACGATCATCACAATTCTGACCGGCATGAGGAACTATCTCGCTGGCATGGATAAGGATCTCAAAGGCGCCACTGACCTTCTGGCTCTCCGAGATGACATGTTGGGTGAGGTCAACCACTTAGTGTACCGATTGAGTCTTGTATGAGTGATTTTGAAAAAGCTTTGAAGTTTGTGCTAGAGCACGAAACCGTTTACGCCAAAGGGCATTACGGAGACATGGATTATGCCATAGTCGAAAATGAAGAAGGAGATTCCGGTGGACGCACAAAGTTTGGACTCGATTCTGCTAGTCACCCTGAGCTGGACTTGGACTCATTGACGCTTGAGGAAGCGGGCATAACCTACAAGAGATGTTATTGGGAGAAAGCACATTGCAACGAATTGCCAGAGCCATTATCTCAAATTCAGTTTGATGGCGCGGTAAACATTGGCATCGGACAACAGATGAAGTTTCTTCAACGCGCTGTTGAGGTTAAAGCAGACGGAATTTGGGGTCCAGCAACACGTCAAGCTGTCGAGCAAACCATTAACGAGATCGGCCTCAAGGCTTTGTGCATTTTTGTATGCGATCAGAAAGAAAACTTTTACCGTGGACTCGTGGAAACAAAACCACATCTTAATCGGTTCTTGAAGGGCTGGCTTAACCGCCTTAATGATCTTCGCAAGGACTGCGAACTCGCCTAAGTTCCTCAAAATCAAAAACAAAAAAGGCACACCGTAAAAAAGTGTGCTTTTTTTATTGCACGCAGAAATAGCGCACGCTAGATCTGTTCTCGCCATGACAAAACTAACCTTTGATGTTCCTGGCGTGATTCGGAAGTTTGGCGGCAGAGCACTCCTTTACCGGAAGCTCTGCTTGGCGAAAATCCAGATCTCTCACAGAACATTGGATAACTGGGTCTATCATGAGATTATTCCCATGCATAGATTCCTTCAACTTGTGGCCCTCGCAAAACAAGAGGGCTTCAAACTAAAACTAGAAGACCACATCAAAAATGAACGAACAAGCAGAGTTAACCATCCCACAGTTAGCGCAGGAGATCGAAACGCTTCGAGATCTGCAACAACATTACAAGCTTCGGACTCAGCTCAGGGAAGCTGAACTCTTGAGCCGCACCTCCGGATATTTTATCGCGGAGATGCTACAGCGTGAAAAGTCTCACGGCTCAATCTCAAAAGAGATTGATGGAGTGAAGCTTACCTATGAGGTAAAGCAGACAGTCTCTTGGGACCAAGAGAAGCTGCGAAAGCTTTGGGAAGCTTTGCCTCCAGATATTGGAAACAAGTTGATAAAGACCGAGTTCTCGGTATCTGAGGCCGTTTTCAAGAATCAAGTAGATCCCGGCTTGATTGACGCTCTGGTGGATGCCAGGACGACTAAACTCGGGATACCCACAATAAAACTGAACAAAAAAGATGCTTAAATTCACAAAAGCAGATGACCGCCTCAAGGCGGCTCGCAACAAAGTAACGATGTGTATCTTCGGTCCCGCTGGGGCCGGAAAGACCACACAGGCTCGCACGCTCGATCCCAAGAAGACGCTGTTTATTGACTTCGAGGCCGGCACGCTGGCTCTCGGCAAGGATTGGGTAAAGGATAATGTCTTCGACATCCGAGCCGTCTCCGGAAGCGTAGGATGCCACCCTTGGGAGTTGGCGCGGGCTGCCGCGCTCTACATTGGCGGGCCTGACCCGTCAGACTCGAACGGATCGTACTCAAAGGCGATGTACGATCAAGTCTGCGAGATGTTCGGTGACGCCAAGGAGATCGAGCATTACGACATTGTGTTCGTGGACTCCATCACCGTCGCAGCACGCGAATGCTTCAAGTGGGCACAGACCCAGCCAGAGGCTCTTAGCGAGCGCACCGGCAAGCCCGACATGCGCGGAGCCTACGGCTTGCTAGGCCGTGAGATGATGCGCTGGATCACGCACCTACAGCACGCTCCCAAAAGCGTGATCATGGTGGGCATCCTGAACCGAGACGAAGACGAGCTGAAGCGAGTCTTCTGGGAGCCGCAGATCGAAGGTTCTAAGACCGGCAGGGAACTGCCTGGGGTCTTCGACGAGGTGCTAACGCTCTCGAACCTAAAAGCCGAGGACGGGAGCCTGTACCGGGCCTTCGTATGTCACGAACAGAATCCTTACGGCTTTCCAGCAAAAGACCGTTCTGGATGCCTTGAGATGATCGAGGAACCAAACCTTGCAAAGATCATCGCCAAAATCCGCGCTGGTAAGCGCATCGACAACCTTCAGACTTCACTTCCAACCAATAACTAAACTATGTCCTTCTTTTCACCCGAAACATCAAACACCGGCAGTAACGCAGCGTTCGATCTGATTCCTGCCGGGACAATTGCAAAAGTTGTCATCGCGGTCCGCGACATCAAGTATTCCCAATCGACCGGAGGGCGGTATCTGGACCTGGAACTAATTATTTATGGCGGAAAATACGACCGGCGTCGTATATTCTCAGTAGTCTGTGATCCGTGGGATGACAAGACTTCCGAGAAAGCAAAGGAAATGGCCGTGGGTACGATTACCCGTATCATGGAGTCCATCGGCGTGTTTAACCCGTCAAGCCCTGAGACGTACAATGCGTTCAACGATGCCGGTATTCAAGAGGTTGCAATGGCAATGTCTGCAAAGTCAGTATTTATCGTCATCGGTATCCAGAAGGGCAAGGATGGTCGCGCTGACAAGAACGAGGTAAAAGAGTGGACCAGTCCTAATCTCAAAAGCAACGGCTACAAAAGCTACACGCTCGCCCAAGGAGGAGCTGAGTCCATCTCAGGAACGGGAGCAACTGCATCGCCGGTGGCGCCGAGGTCCAGCCCCGCGCCTGGAGGGACTGTCGGTGCTGTGAAGCCGCCTTGGATGAAGTAACAATTCGCAGACTTTTCTGGTTCCAAACAAAAACGAACTAGCCAGCAAAGTCTGTCTTCGGTACAACCCACCCCGTGTACGAGGGGTGCACACGCAACAGCCATGCTACGCAGGGAGACCCTGCGGGAAGGTTGGTTCATTTAACCTTGTGAAACAGCCGTTGCGTTTTTTTATGATTCTTAGACCACGACAAAAATTATTTGTAGAGAAGTGCCACTCGGCACTAGATCAATACGGCGCAGCACTCGGAGTTGCTCCCACCGGCGCAGGAAAGACAGTAATGCTTTCCGCTGCTGCAAGCCGGTACAAGAGGGCGCTGATACTTCAGCACCGAGACGAGCTGGTAAACCAGAACCGGAAGACTTTCACGGCGGTGAACCCAAAGAAGCGTAGCGATCTCTTTACTGCAGATCGGAAGACCTGGGGACAGCACGCGACATTTGGTATGGTTCAAACTCTTGTCAAAGAACGCAATCTTGCAACCATGCCGCAAGACCTTGATTTGCTTGTAGTTGACGAAGCCCATCATGTTGCTGCTGCCTCGTACTTGCGGATCATTGAGGAATTTCGTGAGCGCAACCCGCAGGGGCATATCTTGGGTCTAACGGCTACGCCACAGCGATCAGACCGGAAAGCGTTAATATCAGTCTTCCCAACCGTTGCAGACATTATTCAACTCGGGGAACTGGTGCAGGGCGGCTTTCTTGTACGGCCCCGTGGCATCGTGATGGATCTGGGACTCAAAGCCGAGCTAGATCGGATTCCAAAGACCAGCGACTTCGATATGGATGAGGTTGCCGAGGTCATGGACAAGAGTCCGCTCAACGACCGCATCGTCAAAGAATGGAAAGCGCAAGCCGGCAAACGACAGACCGTAGTGTTTACCGCTACCGTGGCTCACGCTGAGCATTTGTGCGAAGCGTTTGTAGAGGCCGGTGTTGCTGCCGTAGTTGTCCACGGAGAGATGGCCGGGGCAGATCGAGCGGCCACACTCAAGGGATTTGATGAGGGCCGGTATCAGGTGATACTAAACGTGGCCGTCCTCACCGAGGGCTGGGACTGTCAGCCGGTGTCCTGTGTGGTGCTGGTTCGGCCATGCTCGAGCAAGAGTGTCATGCTTCAGATGGTAGGGCGCGGCCTTCGCAAGCTGGACCCAGAGCGGTATCCCGGGCAGACCAAAAGCGACTGCCTCATTATGGACTTCGGCTATAGCCTGGTGACGCATGGTAACCTTGAGGCCGAGGTGCGCCTTGCTACCAAGGCCAAGGACGCTGAACCCGGCGAGGCTCCCAGCAAGAAATGCAAAGGCTGCGGCATCAGTCTGCCGATCTCGACGATGATCTGCCCGATCTGCGGCTACGAAGACAAAGTTAGCAAGGGCATCCTTGAAGAGTTCCGCATGACCGAGGTGGAGCTGATAGACGCCTCTCCGTTCCAGTGGGAGTCTTTGTTTGATGGCCTTGTGCTGGTAGCCAACGGTATGAAAGCCTGGGCCTCGGTGATCGCTTTTGGCGGAAGCTTCTGGGCCGTGGGGGCTGTCGAGGGACAACGTGTTCAAAAGTTGGATATGAGTGATGATAAGATATTGGTGATCTCTAGCGCAGATGATTTTCTTCGCGCTAACGGAGATACGAGCTTGTGCCGCAAGACAAGGTCGTGGCTTAATCTGCCGCCCACAGCAAAACAGATTCAGACTCTTGGCAATGGAGCTAACATGTTCAACATGAGCAGATACCGTGCATCATGTTTACTCACGTGGAATTTCAATGAAAACAAAATTAGAACCAAAATAACCGCTAAATAATATGATTGCTTACCTGAACCCCGATGAGAAACCAGAGCATTTCTGCCCAGAATGCGATGCACTAATGGAACAAGACATTTGGGACGGATGGTTCTGCCCAGAGTGCGCACTTAAACAAGGAGAGGAGCAAACGGAATGATGACCACCGCTCGCCAACGCGCAGAGGCGTTTCTCAGAACGCTAGGGAAATGGGAGGAGCCAGTAGTCAAGGATTCCTTGACAACTTAAAAACACAATATGACGACACAAGAACTTATTGAATGCATTAGAAATATAATGCCATTAGGACCAATACCAATCACCGATCAAATCCTAAAGGAATCCGCCGACAGACTGGAACTTTTGCTGCAACTCAATGACTTAAAGCGCAATAAGCTGGAGGAGTTGCAGCAATTTAACGACTCAATGCAGACAGACCGCGATCTATGGATCAAGGTGGGGCGCGAGAAGATAGAAGCAGCAGAAAAACGGATTGATGAGTTACTTAAAGAGCTGCATGAGGCGCGTGTTGAGGCAGTACAGCTTAAACAAGCACAGCTTGAGCGCACCCGCCCAGAACCCTCGCGGCTAGAGATTGCGGCGATATTTATGGCCGAAAATAATCCTGCGGCATATGTCGATGAATGCGCGAACATGTGCTTAAAAATGGCAGACGCACTCATCGCAGCAGCAAAGGAGGGCGGGAAATGAGCATCCACGACGAAGCAGAGATTAGTAGGCTTAGAGAAGACCGGGACCGAATTGCCAGAGAGTTAGCCATTCTTCGGCTAAAACATCAGAGCCTTCAGCTTGAAGTTGAAGAGCTTAGAAACAAGTTGGCAACTTTACAAAACAAATGAACCAAGATTATCATGCCTTATGGCAGGAAGAATATCAGCGCCGAGTGGAGCTGGAAAAGATTTTGGAGGAAGAACGGAAAATACATTTTAGAATTGCGATTCACGCAGATAAGCTGCACATGCAGCTTCAGGCTATTCGCGACGCGGCTCTTGGAGAATTGTGCGGGATTGTAGCCGACGGCCCGGAGAACTTAACAGGACTTCAAGAACGTGAATAAAAAGATTCAAGAGACTCCGATTCGCGGACGGCTTAAAAGAGCCGCTGCTTTCACAGAAGTGTTGCTTGTATCTCTTTTGATACAAGCGATTCTGAACGCCACTTTTGAGGCAATGGGTATCGAGCTTAGGCTTGCAGTTTACGAAACCGCATTGATTTGGATGTTCTGTAAATAATATGTTTCAACCACCAAAGTCCTTTCACAACGAGGAAATTGAAGCCGCCATCTCAAATGCACTCGCCATCGCAAGATCCAGAGAAGACCGACGCACTTATCTCGGGGCAAGTAGATGGGGGCATCATTGTGAGCGAGCACTTGGGTATGAGTTTCATGCAACCGACAGAGACGAGATGTCCAAGCCTAAGTTCTCTGCCGATCTCTACCGCATCTTCGACATGGGACACGACGGTGAGTCCCGAATGTCCCACTATATGCGAATGGCGGGGTATGACCTGCAAGTAGAGAAACCCGGAGGCGGCCAGATCGGATTCACTGCTTGCGAGGGCAAGCTGGGAGGACACTGCGACGGCATTATCCATGCCGGTCCCGGCATCACCAAGGTGCCGCTTGTCTGGGAGAACAAGGCTCTCAACAACAAGAGCTGGAACGACACTAAAGACAAGGGCATTGCCAAAAGCAAACCACTGTATTACGTCCAAATGCAGACGTACATCGCTTATCTTGGGCTGGAAGGGTATCTCTTCACGGCCATGAACCGCGATACCGGTGAAGTGTTTGCCGAGCTGGGAGAGCCAGACATGAGGGCAGCACAAGAAGCCAGCGACCGCGCTTTGCGGGTAGTAGAAAGCAATCACCCAGAACAGTTACCCCGCTGTTCAACAGAGGAAACCGATTGGCGCTGTCGCTTCTGCGACTACGCGAAGCGGTGCTGGCAGAAAGAGAAGCGAGCACACGCAGTACACACAACACAGTTCTTTAACTACAAAAAATGATGACAGCTAAAATTGAAAGCCTGGTCCATTTCGATGAGGATCAGGTTCGGGAACACTTGTCTTTTATCTTCGGGAAATTGGACTTCCAGCCCGGAGCATACGTGTGTCTCCGAGGCATCGGGGAGAAAGGTACTTCTCAAGAAGGCACATTCCGGGAGGAGTTCTTCTTTGAGCCGGCAGTGGATATCAACTGGGTGAATGCAGCGGTGGAACACTGCCGCCGGTGGGGGCAGCATGCCGTGGCCTCGTTTATTGTGCCGTGTGTGCTAAAGGCGCCAAAAGCGACATCGACGAACATTTCGATGTTTACGACGGTTGTGGCTGACTTTGATACCGGCAACACTGACGAGCGGATTGCGTGGGTGGCAGAGAACATCGGCGTGCCGGATCTAGTGGTGGAGTCTGGTGGCACTACCGAGGCCGGTACACCAAAGCGTCATGCCTGGTGGAAGATTGAGCCGACCGCTGACATCGAAGGCGTCATTAACCTGCGGCATGAGATAGCCGAGAAGGCCGGTGGTGACTTGATGCTGGGGCGCGGGGTGAAGAGCAATCCGTTTGGGCGCTCGCACCAGCCAGTAAGAATTGCGGGGACAGTACACGGCAAAGGCGACATGGCGAAGCCGTGCAGAGTAGAGTGGCGTGAAAAAATCACGGGAGATTGCTTGCACACGGACTTTGCTGACAAAGTTAAGGAAGTTGAACCCGCCCCGTGGGCGGTGAGGACCAAGATGTCCTTAGGGGACGGGAATAACGTGATTCGGGGACTCTTTGGGGAGGACAGCACCAACGCAGGCGAGGACTTTGAGCCGGTGGAGCTGAATCGAGATGTTCATGCCGGGGGCGAGATCGTCACTCGTTTTGGGGAGTTCAACCGCGTTGCCGGGCACTACATCCACTGTATTCGGCGCGGGGACATGGACAAGGCGGAAGCCTTCGAGGCTTTAAGCGGATGGGTTTCTGCACACATGAAACCAGCGTGGCCCGAGACAAGAGTGCGGACAGAATGGGAAGCTTTGTGCCGTCAAGACGTGTCCTCAAAGGGTGCGTTTACAGAGAAAAAGTCGAGGACAGAGGCTCAGGCCGAGGCTTTGCCGATTGGCGAGAATGGCTTGCTAGCATGGTCTGCACACCGCTGGATTGTGGACCCGGTGCCAGTACACGAGGAACTCGTCGAGGGACTCGTACTCAAGGGTGAGCCGCACTTGTTTGTGGGTGAAGGTGGGAGCGGCAAGACTTTCCTTGTGGCTGATTTGGCGCTGAAGGTCGCATCTTGGGAGAAGGGCCGAGATCATTACTGGTGCGGGCAGAAGATTCGTGGGGGCGGCACGGCGGTGCTGATTCTGTGTGAGGACAGCCAGACTGAGATGCATATTCGCATTAAGCAGCTCGATCAGGGCGGCCTCATCAACCAAGCCGGGGACAGGCTTATTGTGCTGCCGATGACGAACATTGGGGGTGCGTTCCCGCTCACAGAGAGGGATTTTAAGACCGGTGGGACGGTCACCTCAGACAAGTGGCGCCGGATGCTGGATCTGATGAAGGCGCTACCAGAGCCGCCGGTGCTGGTGGCGATTGATACACTCAACAGTGTGTCACATGGCGATGAGAACTCGAATGTCGTGATTGCCGAGATGATGCGTGAGGCGCACCGCGTCTGCGGGGAGCTGGGGGCGGCGCTTCTGATTAACCACCATATCCGCAAGTCCAACGAGCCGCTCAGGTCGCTCGAGGAGCTTAGGAGTGCTATCCGTGGGGCGAGTGCGATCCCGTCGTACTTTCGGATCAATTTTGGAATGTTCCACGCTAGCGATTACGAGCGGCGCATGAAGGCCATGAGCATGACTCCAAAGCGTGGAGCCATGTGGAAATTTGGGATTGTAAAGGCGAATATTCATGGTCTTTTGCAGGGAGAGCGGACTTTGCTCCGCAATGGGATCGGCCTTTTGGAGGACATCACCGCTGTTGACTCTTATGCCGCAGTGAACGTGAATGAGCGTGTGGCGTGGATGGTTTACGCAATCCAGCAGGCCGCTTCGGCACTGCACCCATACGCCGTGGGAGGCAAGAATGCGGCGAATGGGCTCTATAAACGCCGCAACGAGCTGCCCCCAATACTTCGAGGTGTAGGCTGGCGGGAATTTGGGCACCTTGTAGAGGAGGCATTGATAAAGGGGTTGCTTGTGCCGTGTGCTGTTCGGGGTAGTAAGTCGAAGACTTATCTCGACGTGCCGGGCGGAGTGCTCTCTCAGGACGAGGCTGGGGTGACTATTGCGTCCGGGGCGTACAATACCGCCCCTGAGTGGGAGGATTATTACTTTGATGCGGACACTGCCGAGATCGTTTTAATGGCCAGATCCAACGCCTGGAAAGCGCAGTTTGGACCCAAATCCGAGCCGCTAGGCGGGTCGAAAGATAAAAATGGTCAAAATAACGCCGAGGACATGTTTGAGGACACGGGGACACCGTAGTCCAACAGAGTAAATAGAGTCTCGATGTCCTCAGAGGACACGCTTGAGGACACGTAAAAATGCTTAAAAAATGTGCGTGTCCTTTTTTGCATTTTTTGTGGGGTCTCGAGGACACGCGTAAGTTGTTGAAAATGCTCGATTTAACTCATTTGAGGACACGAGGACTATATAAGGGGAATAGGGAATAGTCCCCTAGTTCCCCGTATCCTCATATATTCGGATCCTTTACCGCTTACGCTAGGATCCGTATGAGGACCGTGGAACGCTTCGCTTCCTTCCTTAAGTTGCGGCAGTGCTCAAAGTTGGTAAAAAATTAAGCATACGCAGAAAACAAGTATTATGAAGTCACAATCAAAATTAAGTGCGGAGTGCGCCGCAGGCGCCGGAGAGTTGCTAATTAGGTTGACCGTGCGCGGTGAGCCGAAATCCCAGCCGCGTCCGCGCTTCGTGCAGGGCCGTGTGATCTCCAATATCACGCCAGCAGTATCATCGTGGCAGGGAGCGGTCCGCAGGGCCGCTAGCGAGGCTTTAAACGCGATTGCGGGGGGGTTGCTGCATAAGGCGATAGCCTTGCGGGTGGATGTGACGTTCTTTTTTCCCACCAAGGTCTCCGACCGCTGGGGAAAACCGCACACGCACAAACCCGACCGGGACAACCTGGACAAGCTGGTGCTAGATGAGGCAACGAAGGTTGGCCTCTTTGGGGGAGATGATTGCCGAGTGTCCGCCGGTATGATTAGGAAGTACTGGTGTCGGCCTGGTGGTGAAGGCGCGGTTGTAGAGGTGTCGATAGACGCCTCAGGAGCCCCGCGGGAAGGTCTGGACGCGCCGCCGAGCATGGATACCCCCGACGACGCTCCAGAATGGCTACAAGAGGCTAAAGCTTCCGGCAGCTAATAGCGCAGGCTATCAGGAGAAGCTCCGCTGAGATTGCGAGACATGCAAAAACGTAATGTTCCACAACGCTATCGGTCCACGTCACAAGAGCAATGCCATCGGCCATAAGCAGCACCGCCGCGAGCGCGAACAGCGCCGCGTAGCGGGCGCGTAGCGAAGCTTTACGGTAGTTCTGCACCGCTGCAAGCGGGATGCGTATTGTGTCGAGCCCAACATCTCCAGCCTCCGGGCGGGAGTGCTGGATCGAGGGACTCGAGAGCGGCGGCTCCCATGCGGGGATGACCGATTGAAGTTCTTTGATCTGCCGGTGTTGATAATTTGTATTAGCGTAACGTGATGTGCTCATAGTTTTAGATTTTAGGAGTCTTGATCTGGTGCAGGGAACTATCATTGAACTTGCGCCGGAACCGGCGCTGCGCGATCTCCATCGGGTACCCGATAGAAACAATCGATTTCATGAGGGCCTCCGGTGGTGGCTCATTCGCAATTGGACACAACGGCTCGTAGAGCCAGTGGTCGAACTCCGCAACGCGGTTTGAGAAAGTCCGCTCTCCAAACCAGTCCCACCAGACCACACGCGCCACAATAGCGCGATGCGTCTCCGGCAAGGTATTGATCTGCTTGATCCACTCGGCAGGGGAGCGGCTCTCCGCCGCGTACCGGTAGTCGTGCTTGATGCGGCGCAGCCGCCGAAAGTGAGAGTTGGCAATGAAGTTCATAGTTTCTGTTTGGGTGTATCTGGTTGTGGTTTTGGGTCCCCTTTTTCCGAGCAAAAAGGGTTTCGGGTTTTAGTTCAGGCAATTTTGGTTTTCAAACTTTTTATCTGGGTCCCCATTTTCCGAGTAAAATGGGTTTTGGATTTTGGTTTTATTGATTTTGGTTTTGAACTCTTCCACAGAGGGTGAGTGCGGTTTTGGGCGCATTCCCTAGGGCGGTCGCGGGTCAGGGTTAGGGTTGTCGCGTCTCTTTGGAGGCGGCGGTTCCCGTGGCTTGGGGCGGGGTTCTAGTAGGGTCTGGAGTTTGGTGGCATAGGCCATAGCGGGAAGGGGGTGCGAGGCTTTTTGGGGGCTTTTATGAAGGTTATTTGGTGGCGTTTCTTGGGGACGCTTTTGAGGACGCTTTTGATCAAAAAGAAAGGCGCACCCCGTTAGGAGTGCGCCCTTGTTCGGCGTGGCGTTTGGTTTTGGTTAACGGTCCGATTGATCCGATCGAATCAAGCGAAGGCGGTTTGCCTTGGCCCATCGTCGCGCTTCTTTTGCGGTTGCGAAGGTGTGGACGGCTAGTGCTCGCACTACCCAAGCTCCGCCCGATCGGTAGAGGCGCGCGCTCATAAAAGCTGAATCCTCCCGTCACGTGTAAGATTACTGATCTGACCACATTCAATCTTGCCCCTCTGGCCTTGCCATGTAATCCAAACCGAACAGCTAAGGTTTCGGCTTTCTTCTAGAGAAATCGTTTCTCCTACGGGGATTGTCACAAAGTGGCCTCCGATAGGATTGCGAACATCGGAGCCAACCATAATGCCGATAGGTCTTTTAATAATAGCCTTCATTCTTACTTTCTAGGCTTTAGGTTGTCTATGATGAATGGGATGTACACGCTCAGAAACGCGAACATGAGGCACAACGCCATGAACACGTGGAGTTTGTGCCGAAAGGCGGCTATCTCGGGAAGGGAGATGTCTATCATTTTTAGTTTTTGGATTGGAGGCCGTAGGTTCTACCGATATCGTTAAATCCCTCACACGCAACCTCTAGTCCGGTGTCTGGAATGTCTGAGAGATTATGTCCTCTCCACAGCGTGAGATGGATTGTGGGCGTGTTGTCCTCAGCGGAAAACTCACATAGACAGGCGTTTTCAATGATTTGTGAATTAGGATCGAATGCCAGGAGGAACTCGAGAATGGATTTTAGGTTCATTTTGTGTTTTTGGTTGTAGGTTGTACGGGGTGAGGGGGTTAGAAGTTGGCAATAATGATGCCGCCATCAAATTCAATCACCTGAGTGTGATCCTGTAGCCAAGCGAGAGCATCGGCTTCTTTATCCTCTTGGCTCTGTGGCTCTTGTCCCAAGTTGGGGTTGGGCTCAAATCCTTGAGCAACAGCGGCCTGTACGGCTGATCCAAACTCTGAATAGTAGCAACGGATTGCGACAATATCGAACTCAATATCGGAGCCAATATCTTCTTCGAGTTGTTCGAGATACTCAACGAGAGCATAGGCACCAGAACGCGACCAGCTAGCGTTTGTATCGGCTTTAAGTAGGTTAGCGGCTTGGGAGGTGGACAGGGTGGTTTTCATTTTTTTGTGTAGGGTTGCTCCGTTTGGAGTGCGTACAAACTACGCACAGCACAGAGTGGACGCAATAAAAATCGTACGCTTTTTTTGCGTACAGGGTGGAGGTGATTGCGTGCTAGGATTTTACGCAGGAAAAAAAATTGGTGAAGATCGCCTAGAAAAGGCGGATGATAGGCGGATGATTCCCGCAGCACTAAAGGAGCACGCATTCAAGGCCGGAGAGCGCACTATCGGCAGAGCCAAAGGCACGCCTAACGCTCTCACCGTATCGGTTCGCGAGGCGGTGGAGCGCGCCTTCGATAAACTCGGCGGCGCCTCGTATCTCGAACACGTCGGACGCACCGACCCGCGCACGTTCTGCGCGCTGCTCTCCAAACTATTGCCAACCAAACTCGCCAACGCGGATGGCTCGCCACTGCTAGCGGCGCTGACGGAGTTGACGGATGCACAGCTCGAGGCGCGAACCGCGCGCGCGCTCGCCGATGCTCAGCGCCAGGGGTTGATGGCGCCGTCAGGTCCGGTGATCGAGGTAGCAGCGGAGGCTGTGCAGCCTGCTAATGTAAGCGCAACAACGCCAGAGACTTCCACATAGGTCAATACAACACACGTCATATGGAGTGGTTGGATCGGACCGGACACCACAACTTGTAGTGGTGCCAGGTCAGGTAAACCACAACCTGTAGTGGCCGGGCCCCGATCACCCCCAGCCGCGGCGCTCTAAGAAGTGAAAGTCGAGGTCCCTCCACAGTCGCCCTTGGGGCGCCCTACACCCCTGAGGCCCCCATCACCTCAGAGGGGTACCCCCTGCTTTTTTCTGGACGGGACTCCACCGGCGGGGATAGACCTACGGCACATGAAGATTCTGATAGCCTGCGAATACAGCGGCACGGTCCGCGATGCGTTCCGCCGTCGCGGCCACGACGCCATCTCCTGCGACCTGCTGCCGTCAGACGTTCCCGGCCCTCACTACCAAG